CCATTTAAAATATTACCTGCAAGCCTGAATTCATCTTCTAAGAAGACTGATAAAATTTATGCTTCGATGGCTAACGATACTTTAACACTGTTTAATGATGCTAGCATTTTAATAAGAAGTTTTGCAGGCACTGTTGCTAACCAAGGAAACAGTGATATATATATTAAATTAACTTATCAAGATATTAATTTATCTACAACTTTTTAATTAATTATGGCAAAAATAAGTACATACACTACTGTTACACCAAGCTCAAATGATAAAGTTATTGGAACTGATGTTGTAGGAACTCCTATTGACAGCACGGTAAATTTTACTATTCAAGATATTTTAAAAGTATTGCCCTCAGTACAATTAACTTTACCTAATTATGCAGACGACACTGCTGCGGGAGCAGCAGGTTTAGTAACCGGTCAGCTTTATCAAACTAGTGGGACAGTAAAAGTAAAACAATAATAAATTACTTAAATATAATAAAATGGATATAAGAAAAATATCTATAGGTCCTGACTATAAGTCGGGAGCTATGCATTACATTGTTGGACAAGAAGTCCTAAATGGCTCTTACAAAATTCATCTAATTAAAAATGACAATGGAGCAATAAAAATATGGATACAAAAAGAAGATGAGGTAGTTTTGTGGAAATCATTTACAGACACAATGCCGATATCAATTGAGTATAATATTTTTTTTGAATGAAGTCGCCTACAGATTTTATAGTCAAACCAAAGGGCAATAAAAGATATTCTAATACAAAAGAAATAGGTGGAGTAGAGTTTGTTGTTAGCTCTTCACAAGAAGACCATAAGTTTTCTAATCGTGAAGCTATTGTTATTGAAACACCTTTAGGCTACGAAGGTCCTATCGAAAAAGGAGACACACTATTAGTTCATCATAATGTTTTTAAATATTATAATGACATGTATGGTAGACAAAAGAGTGGTAGAAGTTTTTTTAAAGACGATATTTTTTTGATTGACAGTGAACAGTTTTTTTTGTATAAAAATAAAGGAGAGTGGAAAACATATGATAGGTATTGTTTTGTAAAGCCATTGCCTGTAGAACAAAACATGTACATTCAAAAGAATTGTAAATATGAGCCACTAATAGGTAAAATGAAATATGCTAATACATATTTAAAGTCACAAGGAATAAAAAATGGAGATAGAGTGGCTTTTAATCCAGATAGTGAATATGAGTTCTATGTAGATGGTGAATTACTATATCGTATATATGACCATCAAATAACGTTAAAGTTATGAGTGATAAGTTTGAGTGGAAAAAAATTGATGTAAAGGATTTTTGGAAACACACAAAGCCTAAGGTTCATAAAAGCAAAAAAAAATATAATCGAAAAAAAGATGGATTCAAAAGAACTAAAGAAACAGATTATTGAGGCAGGAAGAAAAGCGGTGAGACAACTAATTAAAGTTGCAAAAGAAGAAATAATTAAACCTGACCCCGAAGATGAGTTGGCTGCTGATAGATTAAAAAATGCAGCCGCAACAAAAAAACTTGCCATATTTGATGCATTTGAAATATTAAATAGAATCGATAATGAGGAGGAGAGTTTAAAAGCATTGGGTTCAAATATTAACTTAGATACTAAACAAGGTTTTGCAGAAAGACGCTCAAAGTAAACTATATAAAGTTTTAGATAACTATATCCCCAAAAGAGTTCTTACTAATAAAAATAGAGGACGAACTTGGCGGTATGGATATAATACAAAATATGACTTTGTTAACATATCAAAAACCGGACAGGTAGGTGAGGTTATAAATGTTTCAGGATTAAATATAGGACTGCCACTATCTCCAAAAAAATGCTTCAGCCGTAGTGCCAAGACTACAGAACAATATTGGGAAAGAGCTGAGCTTCCTAAAAGTCTTTCGAAGATACAGTCAATCTTTCAGTGGAATGATGCTCCAAAAGAGTTTAAGTCCAGATGGGTTGACTATATTGAAAATGAGTTTGACAAAAGAGAAGATGGCTTTTGGTTTATGAACAATGGCAAGCCTACTTACATAACAGGGTCACACTATATGTATTTACAATGGACAAGTATTGATGTGGGATATCCTGATTATAGAGAAGCTAACAGAATATTTTTTATTTTTTGGGAAGCATGCAGAGCTGATAGTCGTTGTTTTGGAATGATATATTTAAAAATTAGAAGGTCAGGCTTTTCATACATGGGCTCTTCTGAATGTGTAAACACGGGTACTTTAGCAAAAGATTCCCGAGTAGGCATATTGTCAAAGACAGGTTCTGATGCTAAAAAAATGTTTACAGACAAAGTAGTTCCTATATCTACTCGGTTGCCATTCTTTTTTAAACCCATACAAGATGGTATGGACAAACCAAAAACAGAGTTAGCCTTTAGAGTTCCTGCATCAAAAATTACAAAAAAAAATATGTATGATGTTGCTAATGATGAGCTATATGGATTAGATACCACTATCGATTGGAAGAACACTGATGACAACTCATATGATGGTGAAAAACTTTTGCTGTTAGTACATGATGAGAGTGGCAAGTGGTCAAAGCCTAATAATATTTTAAACAATTGGAGAGTTACAAAAACATGTCTAAGATTAGGTAGTAAGATTATTGGTAAATGCTTGATGGGTTCTACTTCTAATTCACTAGATAAGGGTGGTAGTAATTTTAAAAAATTATTTGAAGATTCAAATGTAGAAAACAGAAATGCTAATGGTCAAACAAAAAGCGGAATGTATTCTCTCTTTATTCCTATGGAGTGGAACATGGAGGGTTTTATTGATATATATGGTGCACCTGTTTTAGATAAGCCAAAGCAAGAGGTGTTAGGAGTTGATAAAGAAATGATATATAATGGTGCAATAAATTATTGGGAGGCTGAAGTAGAGTCTTTAAAAAATGATGCAGATGCTTTGAATGAATTTTATCGTCAGTTTCCTAGAACTGAATCACATGCTTTTAGGGATGAGAGTAAAGCTTCTATTTTTAACTTAACAAAAATATATCAACAAATAGATTATAATGATTCTTTAATAATAGAACAACATGTGACTAGAGGTAGCTTTAGTTGGAAGGATGGAATAAAAGACTCAAAAGTTATATGGACACCTAATCCTAGTGGCAGATTTAAAATATCTTGGATACCTGAAGCTGCTTTGCAAAACAATTCTATTGATAAGAGAGGAATAAAGTATCCAGGCAATGAGCATTTAGGAGCTTTTGGATGTGACTCATATGACATATCAGGAACAGTAGGAGGTGGCGGTTCTAATGGAGCTTTGCATGGGGTGACTAAATTTAATATGGAGAAAGCACCATCTAACGAGTTTTTTTTAGAATATGTTGCAAGACCTCAAACTGCAGAAATATTTTTTGAAGAAGTTCTGATGGCATGTGTTTTTTATGGAATGCCCATTCTAGTTGAGAATAACAAGCCTCGATTATTGTATCATTTTAAGAACAGGGGCTATAGAGGATATTCAATGAATAGACCTGATAAAAATTATATTAAACTTTCAAAATCGGAAAAAGAGTTAGGTGGTATACCAAACAGTTCAGAAGATGTAAAACAAGCTCATGCTGCGGCTATTGAATCATATATAGAAAAACATGTAGGCTTTGATTTGACACAAACATATAGAGATGATGATATAATAGGCTCAATGATATTTACCAGAACACTAGAGGATTGGGCAAAGTTTGATATTAACAATCGAACAAAGTTTGACGCAACAATTAGTTCAGGACTAGCTATAATGGCTACACAAAGGCATTTATACACCCCTGAAAAAAAACAATCAAAAATAAGTATTAACTTTGCAAGGTATAATAACCGTGGAATAATAAGCGAATTAAAAAGATGAAAGATGTTAAAATAAGTATCAATTCTCAAGAGTTTCCTAGTCAATTTGTTTCAGACGCAGAAAAAGCCACCGAAGAATATGGTTTAAAGATAGGTCAAGCTATACAGTATGAGTGGTTTAGAAAAGATAGTAATAGATGCAGATTCTATAATCAGTGGGGTGAGTATAATAGATTAAGACTATATGCAAGAGGGGAACAGTCAATAGCTAAATATAAAAATGAATTAGCTGTTGATGGAGATTTATCTTATTTAAATTTAGATTGGACACCTGTTCCAATACTTCCTAAGTTTGTTGATATTGTTGTAAACGGTATGGCTGACAGGTTGTTTAAAGTAAATGCTTATGCACAAGATGCTTTATCACAATCTAAGCGTAGTAAATATCAAAGCATGATTGAAGGTCAGATGGCTGCTAGACCGATGCTTGAAGATATTAAAAAAATGGGATTCGACCCTTTTACTGTTGAACCCGACCAACTTCCCGAGTCTGATGAAGAGTTAGCTTTATTTATGCAAATGAATTACAAACCTGCTATTGAGTTAGCACAAGAAGAAGCTATTGACACTTTATTTGAAAATAATAAGTATGTTGATTTAAGAAAAAGGTTTGATTATGATTTAACAGTTCTAGGGGTGGCTATGGC